AGAGCAGTTGGATTGGGCGGAGAGCCTGCGGTTGGAGATGATCGCATTGAACGCGGCCCGTATGCGACGACAGATGATATTACAGGAGATAGATGGCATAAGAACGGAGTTATCCTAGGATATTAGATCGTGGGGGTCGGGGCCTTTCTCCTCCTTTCACCCCGGCCCCCACATTAACTTTGGAGAACAAATGACCGATAAGACGGAAGAAACTACTCCGGAAGAACACCTGAAAACGCTGGAAAAGTATCTACAAGAAACGACTTTAGCAGTCCAGTTTTGTGTGGGATTGTCGGGGAATACGATCAAGATAATGGGGGATTTCGCGCACGACATGGGACTGGCATGGCTGCGACTGATGGAAGATCTGGGACGCCTCATCGACCGGCAGGACGAGATCCCCGACCCCGACCATCCGTCGCGTTTGACGGTCATCGACGGGGAAGGCGAAGGCTGACCGGTGCGTGTAGCCTCCATATGTATATGCCCAGCCCGTAAGGCTGGGCTATGCATATACATATGGGGGGTGCGCCACCCGACGAAAGGAGTGTGGTACCATGAGTGAAGTGAGCGAAGACCGGATTGTTCTGCGCCAGTCGTGGCTGGGGACCCTGTCGAAATGCCCGGAGCAGGCCCGCCAGATCTGGGAGGGTGTGGCCGTGGAGACGGACTCGTCGTACACCATGCTGGGCACCGCCGTTCACAGCGGCATAGAGCAGTGCCTGAGCGCCTACATCGACACCGGGGTCCACTTGGACCGTGACAGTACCATCGACGCAGCCACAGGCCATTGGAAGGACCATGAGGGCGACATCGTCCGCTGGCACCACAAGCCGGAAGCCGCCTTGGATGTGATCCAGAAGAACACCGCCGTGTGGTGGGATGAGGTCCGTCCGGACATACGACCCATCGCCGTCGAATACTCGTTTGAACTACCGCTGGTACCCGACCACAAACCGGAGATCTGGTTGAAGGGAACCATCGACTGCGTACAGGAGTTCCCCAACCCGATTGTGGACTGGAAGAACCCCAGTCGCAAACCCAACGATGCGTGGGAGAAGAAACGCTGGTCGGTGCAGGCAGCCGCGTACACATGGGCGATTGCGTCCATGGCCGATCAGGGCTTCGGAGAACCACTCCTGTTTGAACTCGTACACCTAGTCAAAGGCACCGTACATCGTATGACGCTCGATTTCGGACCCGCGGAGTGGGCCAGTCTGGTTGCTCTGGCCCGCTCTGCGGGCACACTACTGGCCGCTGACCTGCCAGTGTGGCCTCTCCGCATGGAGGGGTGGCACTGTGCCCCCAAGTGGTGCGCTGCATGGAACTCATGCCGCGGCAGGTTTGCGGGACCAGATCCATGGAACCAACTGTAAGGAGAGATACCCATGGCAACCAGCAGTAAACCAACAGACATCAGGGTGACGGTGGCGCGCCGCAGCGTGGCACAGGTCGCCCCCTACGAGTCGGAGGAGGCATCCACTTCGGTTGAGTTCTCCATGGAGGGAGACAGCACGTCAGACGATGTGATCGCAGAGGCCAAGGCGTGGGGTGACCGTATCGCCACGGCCAACTATGAGGCCCTTGGTGTGGGCTACGAGATCACTGAGGTTGCCGTACGGAGGTTGCAAAAAAGCCTTCCCGGGAACAACGAAAGTCCTGCCGTGGCTGCCGCCCCGGCACCAGCAGCCCCTCCGCCCTCTAGTGGAGCGCAGGAGGATCTCTGGCGTGACATTATGAACAACACCGACAAGTGGTTCACCAACTGGCCGGACCAGTTGAACGGGGACGACAACCCGGCACGACCTGCGTACCGTCGATCCACTGACGGTAAGGGCGTGTGGCTGACCCGCAAGGACACCGCTGGTAGCGCCAACTTCCCGTCATGGTTCGTGTGCCCGAAGACGGGCAAGACCGGGGATGCACTGGCGGAGGTTGGACGGCAGATACGGGCCAAGGCAGGCGCCAAGTAGCATTATCCTAGGATAACCAATGGCAACCCTGCACTCCGAAGGGGAGGTTGCCCGCCGTCTCGCTGCCGTGCAGCAGGCGCCGGGTGACACCCCGGAGGAGCAGCCCCCCGCCGGCCAGCGCCCCAAGCGGTTCCTGCTCACTTCGGCTGTCGCTGACAGTCTGGTGGGTTTCATCCGGAACCCCACCGAACGGTGGTATCTGGGGTTCCCAGAGTTCGATCTGGCGACCCGTGGCGTGGGCCGCGGTGAGGTGATGATGGTGCTGGGACGATCCCATACCGGGAAGTCTCAGATCCTCCTCAACAGTATTGTGTGGAACCTCATCAACCACCATGATACGCATGCGGTGATCTTCTCGTTGGATGAACCACGGGAACTGGTGTTGATGAAACTGTTCTGCCTCCTGAAGGGCCGTGCGTCTGAGGACGTGGAAGAGGCGGTGAAACAGGGCGACAAGGAGACGCTGTCCGACTTGGAGCGTGCCGCCACGCAGGAACTGTCCCGTGTGGCGATAATAGATGAAGGCGTCCACTTGGAAGAGATGAGCCGGGTCATGGATGAGGCCCGTGCGTGGTGGGGTGTGGACCCGTCGTTCTGCATGATCGACTACTTGGAACTGCTCCCCGGCGGTGACTCTGACGCAGTGGGCGTGGTGTCCAAGGCGCAGGCTGTGAAACGGTGGGCTAAGGAGCAGCGTGTACCCATTGGTTTGGTTCACCAGTCGGGGCGTGGCTCGTCACAACCGGGGTATGCGGCCGGGTTGTACGGTGGCCGGTACGGCGGTGAGCATGAGGCGATCTTCGTGTTGGAGGTGTACCGCAAGAAGGACCGGCATGACCTGTCACGGTGGGAGACGGAGTACCACGCCAACAGTGTCAACATGAATCTGTGCAAGAACAAGCGTACCGCGCGTTTGGTCGATCAGACCTACTATTTGGACCCGGTGTGCGGGCATGTTCACCCGTACCATCAGGAGTTGATTCCGGATGCCACCGACACCTGATGTAATAGTGCAGAAGATTTCGGTGCCGATGGGTGCCGGTCATTGGGTGGTGCGCTGGGCTGTGTTGGAGAACCAGAGCATTCGCATGCTGTTCATGGAGCAGACTGACGCCGTGGGGTATGTGGACCGGTTGGTTGAGGACTGGGCCTCCAAGGATGAGTAGGGATGCGCAGGACCATGCATGATGGGGTGGTGGCGGGGTTCGTCAGCCTGTTTCAGGGCGGCAAGATAGCCCGGTCCACCACGGAGGGCTGGTTCGGGCCGTGGGAGAAACCGGACGGGTCACACTATGAGGCGTCCGGAGAGGCCTTTTACAGGGCCGTGGAGGCGCACCTGACCGAAGATGGGGAAGGTATCGGGGTTTACCCTCTGATCGCCGTAGAGGGCCTCTCAGGGGCTCCTGAGGCCTTTGTGGCGTGGTGGGGGTGTGTGGACTGGGATGAGGGGGAGGCCGAGTCCTTCACACATGCCCGGAATGTCCACCAAGTATTAAACCAACTAGAAATAACTTCTTGGGTAGAGAGGTCTAGATCCAAAGGATACCACCTCTGGATTTTTTTCACCGAAACAGTACCCGCCCGTACCATACGCGAAGGGCTCATCGGCGCATGCAACGTCGTAGACGCACCCATTACTGAGGTCAACCCGAAACAACTGGTACTCACCGGTCGCAGAGTCGGCAACGGCATGCGCCTCCCCTACCCCGCCGACCGCAAAGGATCCCAGAACGAGATGGTAGACCCCACCGTCACCTACTCGCAGATCCCACCCGGCTCCTTCGTAGCCGCAGCACTAGAGAAACGCGTCACCCCCCAACAATGGGAAGCAACCCACGCCCTGTACAAGCAGAGCGAAACCAAACCGGTGAAACGCCCCTCCTACAGTTACACCGGGCGACGGCTCACCGGCATGGCCGAAGCCATCCGACGCACCGGCCCGCGCACCAGCAAAGACAAACCCCACGGGGACCGGTCCAGCACACTGTTCGGACTGGCCTGCACAATGATCCGCCAAGGATACGGCGACGGTGATATATTCAACGAACTGAGTGACGCAGATGAGGAATGGGGAGGTAAGTTCTCCAAGCGTCCCGATGGAAAGGAACGGCTGCACCGCATGATCGAATCAGCCCGGAAGGAGGCGTGGAAAGACCGTGAAGAGTTTCTTCGTACGCATCAACCGCCGACCTAAAGTCAAAGCCCGCCCCCGGCACAACAAGAAAGGGCAAGTCTTCACCCCCAAAGGCACACTGGATGAGGAGAAGGAGGTGCGCAAAGCGTGGGAGGAAGCCGGAGGGACCACGTTCCACACCCCCGTCGAAGTGCACTTGGTGTACGCCCCCGACTGTGCCACCATCACCGTCCACGAATCACCCCACAACGCCAAAGCACTCAGAGGCGATTTGGATAACTATGTCAAACTGACATTAGATGCATTAAATAAGGTAGCGTGGGATGACGACGGGCAGGTGGTGCGCATCACCGCCGTGAAAGTAGACCGCATGGAAACCGAATGCAACGGATGCGGACAGGCCCTACCCGATGATAACCATACGCATTGACACCGACATGGTCGATGAGGCCACCGTACTCGCCGCAGAAATCCCCGTCCTGCGCAACTCCATCCGCTCCGGTGAAGGCACCATGTACGGGGTGCTGGGAGAACTCATGTTCATACGAGCCTGCGGAGGGGAACGACAAAACACCTACGACTACGATGTGGTCATGGACAACGACCACACCGTGGACGTGAAAACCAAATGTGTCACCAGCGAACCGCGCCCCCACTACGACTGCTCCGTAGCCGCCATAGCATCCGCACAAGACTGCGACTACTACGCGTTCATCAGAGTCCTCAACGACCTCTCACAAGGCTGGTACCTAGGGTCCCTCACCAAAGAAGAGTTCTACAACAAGGCCCGTTACATGGAAGCCGGAAAATGCGACGACTCCGGATGGTCCCCCATCATCGACTGCTACAGTGTTATGATAAGCGAGTTAACCTAGCAACCCAGCGACCAAGCAGCCACCACATGAACCAGCGAATGGGCTGCTTGGATGGGCCAACGACGAGAATACCCGGTAGACTTCAACGAAGGCTACACCGACCCGCGGCGCGGCGTCCCCCGAGTCCACAGACACCGGGTCCTCCAAGTCCACAGACACCGGCCTCTCACCGAACTGGAAGCGCTCATGCAAGAGCGCCCCTACGATGCCGTAGCCGCCTTCTCCCGGGAACCACTAGAGAACACAGCCGCCCTGCGCGAAGCCCTCGGTGAAGCAGTAGACAACCTGCCGCCCGAAGATCGGTACATCATCGAAGAACTCTTCATCGCAGGCAACTCCCTGCGCAAAACGGGAGCCATTCTCAACATCCCCAAAACGACACTGGCCCGCAAACGCGACCGGATACGCCGACACCTCATGGACGTGCTAGTAGACCACCCCGACGTGCGAAAATGGCTGAGAGACTAGTTGTTCTCCGGTGCCCCCATCAGACACTGGCGGATCATCCCCATCAGCGACGTGACCCAAACACCCCAAGCGTACGTCGCATCCTCAATGCCCTCCACACCGGCGTGGAACGCCGCCAACAGGGTTTCCGCCTCATCCTGATCAAACACCAACAGCATCCCCAACAGGCCATCGTTAGCCCACTTGGCGTGCGTGCCGTCCGTGACATCAAACAGGTGCGCAGTGTCCTGCAACGACTGGTAGATTTCCTTCTCTACCGCGCCGCCCTCATCGCTGATGAACTGCTCCCACTTGGCGTCAAGATCGGCGTTGTCCATCACTACCCCGTGACGTGATCCTGAGCGTAAGTCTTAATGACCGACAGTGCAGCAGCCACGCCACCCACCAAAGCCACCTTCCAAGTACCCATGTTCCCAACCACAAACAGGGCCAAAAACGCTTGCGCGAAAGTCCACCCTGCCCGTTCCAAAAGATTCCTCATTTCTTCTTCCCCTTCTTAGACTGTTTGGAATAATCGTACGCAATAGCGGCAGCCTGATCCCGAGGATGACCCTCCGAAATCAACTTACCGATATTGTGACCGATAGTCTTCTGATCCCTGCCCCTCCGCAGCGGCATGATCAGTACCTAGGGCGTGGACGTTTCCTGCCCACGGCTAGCGTCGCCACAAAGCAGACTTAGCCGCCGAACCTGACTGACCGGCCGGAGGCCGGAACGTCTTGCCACGCGTGATACTGTCCACCAGAACCCGACCGGCATTCCTGATCAGCCGCGGTGTCTTACCATCCCTGTGCATGGCCCCTACTTTCCAAACGGGCGGCCACCGAAAGCGGCGTTGCCCAACTTAGTGCTACGCAGATACGCAGCAGCCTTCTTAGCCTTCTGGCTCATGTCCCACATGTTGAAAGACGACGTGGAATCGTACAACTGATCGTCCTGCGACCCGAACGTGTCCTCAAATGTGCCGTAACCTTTGCCCTTTGGCATAACCCTTCCTCACTGTAGAAACAGGGCGCCGAACGTGTCACCGTCCACCACCCCGTTTGCTTTCAGGAACCCCTGCGATCCCTGAAACTCGCGCACCGCCTTGGCTGTGCGACGACCATAAATACCGTCCACCACCCCCGAATCGAAACCCCGGTTGTTCAACTGTGCCTGCACCAACCTGACCGGCAACCCCCGCGACCGACGGCGCAACGGTGCCGCCTCCACCTGCTTACGCAAATCCTTGAAGTACCGGATGATGGCAGCCCAATCCACATCAGTGGGAGCCTTCGTCTCAGTCATACCACCCTCAACCCAGTTCCCCAACCAGTCACCCGGGCAAGTCGTGCTGCCCTTCCGGCGGTGCGTGGACACCCACATGTCACGCCCGAAATGCTCCTCCGCCTTCCCGACCAGCGCCTTGATCGACTCAAGAGCATTCCCATGAGGCCGCTTAAAGCCGTACCCCGTGTAACACACCGAAATCGACTTGCTGTTCCACCCCTTGGTGGCCGCGCCACGCGCCTCCCAACCGCGCCCCTCAAAGATCGTCCCCGTCTCATCCACCAACCAGTTGTACCCGATACCATCCCACCCCTTAGACAGGTGATGACGTTCAAAAGCGTGTACAGCCGCTGTGCCCTTCGGCCCGTTCTCCACCCCCGAATGGTGTATGACCACGCCCTTCACCCTCCACGGGGTCAACGCGTCGAACTCCCCGCCGCGTGGCGGCTGGGCATCCCACATGATTCTGTCAACGAAGAACATCACTTAGTAGCCTCCGGTGTCCCGATTATCCTAGGATACCGCCGCCGATACCCAGCCCCCCGCCACTGGACCTGCTGGTGCCCCCACCACCCTCCTCCAACTGCTGCTGGTTGAACTGGTACTCCAACGAGTTTCGCCACCGCGACTTCACCTCCGGCGTCTGCCGCACCACCCCCGTACCGAACAACGTACCGAAAATCGTCTCAAACAACCGCTGCTGGTACCGCTCCTCAGACGGCACCAGCCGACGCAACACCGTCAACTGTGGCAAAGCGTTCATCACAAAATACAGGGTGTGGTCCTGAATCTGCCGCTCACCATCACGGGTGCGTACCCGGCCCGTCGCCTCCAAAGCCTGCACCAGCCCCGGGATTTTCAGAACAGCAGGCAGTTCCTGCCAGTTGCCCCGGAACCCGTAACCGCCCATGTTGGAACCAAGCCGTTGACCGGCAAGGAACTCTATGGGTATCTTCACCAGTGGTGTCAACTGCCACAGCATGTTCTGCCACGTCTCAGAAAGACCATACGTCGGATCACCGGGCGCTGTCCGTGTCGGATCGTACCTATGCAAATCAAGGAACGGCAGATCCGGCACCCCATACACCCTTGCGCCAGCGTACGACCACGGGGTGCGAATCCCGAACGGATGCAAGAACCAGTCCGGAACCAACCCCTCATCCTCCGTGCCCAACTCCATGTTCTTCTTCACCGCCATCAAACGGTTGTACGCCGCCGGGTTTGTCGCCAACTTGGCGAACTGGTACGGCACGTTCTTCCGTGTCCAAACATAGAACGGGACGATCCGGCGCATCACACCGCTCTCAAACGAACTCAACTCCCCGTAGTCGAACTGCGAGCGGGCGATACGATCCAACGCATCGTCCGCACTGCCACCCCACCGCAGAGTGTCCATGCCAACCCCCAGTCGCACCACGTCCTCCACCTGAGAGTTCGCTGTGCGAATCAGCCGGTTGAGAACAAAGTTCGATGAACCCGGGCCGAACGGCAACACAGTACCCAAGTTACGCACACTACGATCCCGACCCCGGACAACATCCCACACGGTTTTCACCAACCGGGACGGCCCCTTCAACCCGGTCGGAGCCATCCCCTCCTCCGCCCGACCTATGGTCATACCCCGCTCAAGAGCCGCCTTAGCGCGAGAAACAACCGGTATGTCCCCCGCCGCCACAGGTGCCACAAACGGTGTCGCTTCCCGGGTGACCTGACCCCCGCCGCGCACCCCCTGCTCCACCAACCGCACTATGTCCTGCATGTACTCGTCACCCTCAGCCATCAGACGCGCAGCCTGCAGGAACGACAGCCCCTCATCGTCCGCCTTCTTGTTGATACGGGAAGTGGCCTTCGCGGCCATTACGATCTGCTGAAGATCAACACCGTCCAAATAGGCGTTCAAGAACGCGCCGAACATGTTGCGGTACACGAAACCGGGAGTGGCAATAACACCCGCTTTGAACCAGTTCTGCAACTGGTCGAACTTACGCAGGAACCACTTCATTTCCTGCGGGTCTTTCAGTCGCAGCAGACGTTGGAACGCCTCAGCGGCAGCGATCATGTTGGCATCCAAATCAGCGTTGCCCGAAGCGATACGCCACGGGCCGAAGTTCGACAAGCCGTCAGCCACCGCGTCCACCAGACCGTTCATTGTCGCCTGCCGGTCAGCGAACGGCTTACTGGCATCCAACGCGTCTTCCAGTTCGATGTCAGCCTTGTTCAGAAAGTCCTCCAACTTGTACACTTCACGGTCCACGCGGGTCACATCCAACAGTTCCGCTGCCTCACGGGAACGGTA